ATAACAGGTCTTCCATTTTCCTTAAATTCTTCAGCAACTTCTTGCTTATGTAAAACAACTACAGATCCATCATCATATAAAGAGAGAAAGCCATGCATTCTTTTGACAGAGTTATAGTTCATTATAAAGCACTTACATATCATGATAGCTATGATTATGAATATTTCTATTCTGATTCTTGTCTTTTTCTTTTTACTCATGCATAGCACCTCCTATCAGAAAAGTAAATCTTAAATTTGTTCATTAACTTCATTACGAATATGACGGGCTGTATCTCTATACTCTCGTATCTTATCGTCATAATGTTTATTATGAAGCCTGATAAGAAGAGCAAATACTAAGATTAGTACCAGATATGTTACGAGATGAAATACCCAGATATTGGATACTACAGGTTTAATACTGTAAATAATAATTAATCTTAATTCACCTCGAGTATTTGTGACCCATTGGAAATAAACTGCTTCTTCATACCCATTAACAGATATTGTTGTTTCTCCTTCCTGACTACTCCTCAATAGTTCAATTAATTCAGGATAATTATTAATATCATTCTTAGGAATATTCTCATCCTTGAATTGAATAGAAAAAAGTAGTTCAAAATTCTCAGAATACATCTCAATCATCTTACATGAGTCTGGATGATATTGGAGTATTTCTTCTGCCAGTTCCTCGTCATCTGAATATGGTAGATCTTGTCGGATAAAAAGAGCCTCCGATCCTGCCTGTTCCAGCTCAACTAACTTGTTACTGGTGAACACATTTAGGAAAAGCATACATGCTGCAATCAGTAAAACTATAATAGTTTCGATATTAATAATAGATCTTTTTTTCTTCGACATTTATGATCACCTTCCTTTCTTTTTTAATAAAACACCCTCTCATGCGGCTTATAAGATTCCGCATAAGAGGGGTTTGACTGTCGTTAATGATTAGTTTGTAAGAAACCCTTCCAAGTCGGCAAAGGATTCCGGCATTTTGAAATCTTCAAAGGTGAAGTCCATATCTTCATCCAAGTATTCCGCATCAGCGTCAAACTTGGCAAGAAGGCCCCCATCAATGTTGCAATCCTTCAGAATTACGGTCTGCCGCCCCACTCTGGAAGTGGGGTCAGAATTGGTGATCTGAATGTCAAAGTAGACATCCTCGCCGGTGTCCTTGTAACGCTTCATCAACGACCGGAAGATGGAAGTGTTGTAATGGAAAGTGGCGGAACCTGTACCCTTCCAGCCGGTGGCCTTGTTGCCCTTGCCGGTCTTGCCCAAAATGGGAACTTCCGTCTTGTTTTTCTCGAAATTGGCTTCAAGGGAAATGGCCTGCATGAAATTATACCGGTTCCCCTCAATGGTCACAAAACATTCCGCCAAGGAAGCGGAAATGGTGTCCTTTGCCGCCATCACAGTTGCCATAGCTTATTCACCCCTTTCTTACTGAACCCAAACGGTCATGTAAAGCTGGGCCATAGCGTTGACGGGGGTAACATAGTCGTTCACCGCAACCGCCTTCTTGGTGTCGCCCTGCTCCACCGTTACATTGTCACCGCTGAAATTTTCAATGGCCCGAATATCTTGAAGTTCTTTATGGTGCTTCACAATATCGTTCCACAGGCTGATCCGCCCCGCCGCATCATTGGGAACCTTGCCAAGATACTTCTTGGCGAACAGAACCGCAATATCATTGGCGATCTGATCCAGAACCCGGATCGTCTGATTGCTGGAAAAGTCAGCGGATTTTTCGTCCGTAACGGAAATGAAGGTGTTCACATCCTCCAAAACCACCGTGGCCCCGTCAACGGTGTGGAACATGAAGGAACCTTCCTTAATCCCAGCTTCAAGCTGGGTTTGGGTGTACTTAGTATCGACTTCATATTCTCCATCATAGGCCATACTGGTTGCGGATTTGTTGACAGCGGTTCCCGCCACAACGCCCGTAACCCAAGGGATCAAGGCGGGATCAGCAGGATTGGCCTTTAGGCCGTTTTTCACACTCACCACGCCTTCAAAATCTGCAAGGTTGCGAAATACCGCACACTGGAACTTCTTGCCCACATCATCCCGCATCCGCTTACAGAAAGCAGAAAACAGGCCGGTGATAGTCGTATCAGCGGATGGGCAACCCATAGCGTTGAAGGTGTAGCTTTCCGCCTGATCAAGATACACCTGATAGGCGGCGTTCTCCACCGCTCCATCCTCTCCACCTGTCAGGGGGGTGGAAGCGGTCAGTTCCAAAGCCCCACTGGTGCTCCAGTTCAGGAAATCATTACCTACAAGATCAGTGATCTTGGCAACCCCTTCCTGATAATCTACCTTGACGGTGCCAAGGTAGGTGGACACATCGAACAGCGGGGCGGCTTCCGTGGCGTTTTCGTTGGCTTCCACCACCACACGAAGATCATTCCCACGGGTGCCGGGGTGCTTGGCCGTGGCGAACTTGTTTGTGGCCTTCTGCCCATCGGCGTTCAGGCGAAAGAAATGAACTGTCTTGGCGTGTTTGAAAATCTCCCGCATGGGCTTCAGCACATCTGCGGTGTAGTCATAGCCAAAGATTTTCAGGCTGTTTTTCAGGAAATCAGCCAATTCCACGGTGAACATTTCACCTTCAGGCCCCCAACTCATAGGAAGGGGCAGGGTAGCAATACCCCGATCAGACAAGGTGGCGCTTGCCTTGGCAACAGAAATGAAATTCATATATGCACCGGGCAAAACCTTGTTTTGGGTCAAAAAAGTACCACCACCAAGGGCCATCTTACTTCACCTTACCTTTCTTCATAAAATTTTGGATCAGGCCATCGACCTGATCCAAGGTATAATTCTCCCCATCCTTCAAAAGCTGGGTCAGAAGGTCACGCCTGTTGGCGTACCGCTTGAAGGTCAGGATATGTGACTTGCTGAAAGTGGCCGGGGCCGGTTTCGGCTCCATAACAGCTTCAACCCCAACAGTCACTTGGGTTTTTGTTCTTGCCATAGGCGATCATCCTTCCGTTGTCCCCACATCTACCGCCAAAGTTTCCATTGGCGTGTTGTCCGTGGGCTTGATCAGTGTCAGGTTGTAATTCACAAAAAAGTGAAGCACACCATCCACCACTTCATAATTCATTCCGGTTCCGTGGACAAGATCACCATTGGGAAGGGTGATGAACTCCAAGGCTTCCATCAGTTCCAAGGCCACAGTGAACATATCCCCGTTATCCGCCCCATCCCGTGGGAAATAGCGAATATCCAGCGGGTTCCGGTTGATGTACCGCCGCCCAATCAGCGGGGTCAGTTCCGGGTTCAAAACGGCCAGAAAAAAACAGGGCGGCTTGAACCCCTGCTTCACATCGTTCTGATAGAATTTGTACCGGATCCCAAAGGTGGCGTTCAGCTTCATGGAAACGCCTTTGATAATTTCATTCAGCATCCAAACACTCCTTCAGGAATTGATACAGCTTCCGTTCCAAAATGGCCGGGGCCTGTTGCTCCAATTCTTGGGTGGATATGGTCAGCATGAACCGCCCTTCCACCCACGGGCTTTTCAGCACCATCCCGCCGTCTGCGTCTGGGTCATACACGAACCGTTCACCCTCCCAGTAGCCGGGGATGAACCGCCCCGGCTCTTGCCGGTGTCCATACTCCACATAGGACGCATAACGAAGATTATTGATCACGACCACAGTATAATGATCCCCGCGACGGCTCACGGGCATCACCACCCACGCATCCCGTAAGGTGCCATAAACCACAGGGGTTCTTTTCTTCACCTTGGAAAGCAAGCGCCCTGCCAGGTCTTTGGCAGCTTGGGTGCAAAACGCATCCAGTTCAACCTTTGACAATCGTTCCAGTTTCTTGTGAAGGTCTTTTAGTTGCTTGAAGTCTGTTTTCCCCCACCGTTTACTCATTAAGCATATCCCTTGAATTCCGTTAGAAGAATTTCCTGATGGTTGGTGAACACCCCGGCAATCCCGGATTTTGTAAAAGTGAACTCCCGTTCAAGGCTGTTGAGCCGCTTCACCACGATTTTGCAGCCGGGGGTGATATCCACATCCGGGGTCAGGAACAGCTTCACGGCTTGGGCGGCAATTGGGACTTCATCCCCGCTGTTAGCGGTTAGGGTTTCAAAAGACAGCTTGCAGGGCTGATCTTCAAGAAGCGGCTTTTCTTCAAAATCAGTCAGGTGGGTGGCGGGATCGGTGGTTTCCTCTTGGATATACACCCAACACCGATCCCGCCACATCCGTTCAAGGGCTTTCCGGTGAGTCATTACCACACCATCTTCCTGTAACGGTAGATTTCACCAACCCGCCCATTGATCAGAAAATCAATCAGGCTGTCCAACCGCTGTTCTGGAGTGTAACTCCCATCCCCAACGGAAAAAACCGTGTTGGTATCCCCTTCCTGAATCTGTTTAATTGCCGCTTCTTCCAGTTCAAACCCTTCCAACTGCCCGGAACCTTTCAGCATAGACAGAAATTCACCCGCCGCCATCTGAACGGCAAGCCCAACCAACCCTTCAGGAACTTCCTGAAGGTTGGTCAGGTTTTTAATCCGCCACTGAACCTGATTGATCACCAAATCCAACAGCGGATTTTCAGCGGCCCCCGCCACGCCAAGGGCCGCAAGCAAAGTTACAACATCTTCCCGCAACGGGGTTCACCGCCTTTCCATCAAGCGGCGGTAATCTCGAACCAACCGCTGGTTTTGGGGTTGTCGCCTTCAGCGGGTTCCACCTTCACATAGCCCACACCGGAAGCCTTGTAATAGGTCTTTCCTTCCGTTACGGCGGTGTCGGTGGTGGCCTTGGCGGAACCGGTGACGATCATAACCGCCTTGGCTTCATTGGTCATGGCCGCAAGGTAATACTTGCGGGAATAGACGGTGGAACGGCGGATGTTGCCTTCACGCTCCTGTTCCACTTCCGTTCCCTTTTTGTTGAACACGGTCACGGCTTCCTTGGTGGCAATAACCACCTTGCCCTTGGCGGCATCCTTCTTGGTGTAGATGTTGATACCGCCCACGGTGCCAACATAACCCTGTTTGGCAAAGGCTTCCACATATTTCAGATCGTCCTTCAGGGCTTTCCGAAGCGCCGCCATATCAGCAGGATTGACGAAGCCGAAAATGGTCACGCCTTCCAGATTTTCAAGGTTCAGCATAGCAGCACCATCCACGAAGGCATCAAACCCAAGGGCCGTGGTTACAACGGTCAGGGTGGCTTCATTGAAGGCGGCGTAAATATCGGCGTTGACGGTGTTGAACAGATCGGTTCCAGCGTGGCGGGTTCCGGTGGTGATCACCATAGGATCAGTCATGGCTTCCTCGTCATAATACTGGAAACGGTTCTGCGCCAGAAGAATCCGGTATTCCTTTTCGGTGTAACCGGCTTCAATGGTCTTGGTGTTGCCCACGCCCATCTTCAGCTTCTCGGTGCCATCGGTGGCCTTGTACTTGTGAATCTTGCGAACCATGCCAGCGGTGCCGGTCAGGGCATTGTCCACGGTGCAGAAGGACAGAAGATCAAGGTGGGAATTGTACTGATCTTCAATTTCGTTGGACAGGAAAAAGTTGTCATACAGCGTATTAGGCATTACTCGTTACCTCCATAAAGTTGTTTGTATTCGTCAGGATGATTGACGGAGAAATCCAAGCGTTCAGTGGGGGAAAGCGCCCGGAACTTCTCAATGGTCATTTCCGTAGGGTCACCGGCAGGATCACCCTTTTCAGCGGCCTTGGCTCCCTTGAACTTCTTTTCCGGGGCTTTGTCAAAAAGAAAAGCCGTGTCCTTGCCCTCTAACAGCTTTTTCACTTCATCATCCAGCCCCTTCACCGTTCCATCCTCGGCGATTTCAGCCTTGCTGATAAAGTCAGCCATCAGCGCCCGAACAGCGGTGTTGTTCTTGGCCTTGGCGGTAGTCAGGGCCATTTCCACGGCGCTTTCAATCCGCTGGGCCTTCATTTCCGCTTCATGCTTTTTCTTTTGCTCGGCGTTGTCGGCCTGAAGATGGGTGATCTGATCCTGAAGGGCTTTGGTGTCACCGGAAGCCTGTTTCAGCGTTTCAAGCTGGGCATCCCGTTCCGTGATCGTGGCCTTGGCCTTGGTCAATTCGGTGTTTACCTCATTGAACCGGGCCTTGGTAACAAAGGAACCGTTCAGGCCCTCCATTACCTTTGCGGCCTGTTCTTCAGTCAGGCCCCATTCCAACAGCTTTTCTTTGGTCATTTAGTATTCATCCTTTCTGGTTTTCCTTTTTTACCGTGGGTCAGGAACCACGATTTTGAACCGTTTGCTTTACCGCCCACACGGTTCCAACAGGCGAAAATGGTATGAAAAAAGCATCACGCTAAACATGCGCGATGCTCTAATCATTGTATTGTTCAAACTGTATACCGTGATCGTCAGGATATGGCTTATTATGAATAATTTTTTCTGACAAAAGGATTTCTTTAGGAATCCCATCAGGAAACGCCTTGCAACGAATCTTACCTTTTATCCTTCCCTGAAAATGTGTACAATCAAAGCAAGCAGAAAGGACCCCGAATTGTGGATCCCACCACCAGCGCGGATCACTATAAGGAACTGGAAAGCGTTTTTTCATTAAACCTCCTCCATGAAAACAGTATTCTTTTCAACTTTAACTACTCGAAATTTTGTATTTCTGGGGAACAAAATCTCATATTCTCCTGGATTATATTTCCGTATATCCCGCCCCGTCTTACTATAGATAGCCATTTGAATGTCCATCGATTCATCAAATATTTTTGTTCCAGAAGATGTATATGCCGGATATGTCATTTCTGTCCCAACCATATGCATCTCCCAAAATTCATCAATGTCTACTATCATATCACTGCAAATTGAGCGATAGACCGTTCCCTCATAAACAGGCATCTTTTTCAGTGCAGAATCAAGGGCATCCGCCATTGCCCGTTGTTCCTTAGTTAATGGGTCTCCATTCCTTAACGGCGCATTGATTTTATAGCTTCCACTACTGATGTATTCGTTAAGAGCCCATTGTTCTGCTTCTGTAAACTTTAATATAGCATCTACGAAGACGGGTGTCAAACCGTCCTTGGCTCCACCGTCCACAAAGGCCGCTTTCCACGCCTGATAATTCATATTGGCCGGGACATAGTACACTTCCCCTTCAGCGTTCCGGGCGATTCTTTCCCCGTCCATATCGTCATAATAGGGGCAAGTGGTTCCCCGGCAATTACTTGATAAAAACCCATTGCAGAGGTATAATGTGGATTGAGAGGAGATGTCATAAACATGGCCGGTAAAAAATCGTCTATTAACCCCGATGATGTTATCAAGCTCTATAACTCCGGGAAAAGCGTTGCAGAAATCACAAATATCTTTGGCTGTACCCGGAAGCCCGTTGTTCGCATTCTGAACGAAGCCGGAATCCCGATCAGGCAGCCCAACGCCAGAAAAGAACTCCCCATGGATGAAATTATCGCCTTGTATATTTCCGGCAACAGCGTCAATGAAATTGCCAGACGGTTTTCCGTTGCTAAAACGGTCATTAAGCGCCGTTTGCTGGATGCGGGTGTTGTAATGAGATCCTCTGCGGAAGCTAACCAATTGATGATGTGTAATCGAACCCGTGAGGAGAATGTCAGCAACGTTCAAGCCGCCCATAACGCCATCAGAGGTAAGACCTATACCCACAAGGAACTGTGCCAAAGAGCAATTTCCAGAGAGCGCACCTTCACCCAATTCAGAAGCCCTTATGAGCGGCAAATCGCTGAAGAACTTACCAACAGAGGAGTCAAGTTTATTCCGCAAAAGGCTGTTGATAAATATAACATTGACTTTGCCATTTTCGATAGCATCGCCCTTGAGGTCTTTGGCGGTGGTTGGCACGCTTACGGGCGACATGGTGCCAGATTTGAGGAACGAAGTAAAAAGCTGTTCAACAGTGGGTATACAATCGTCATGTGCTGGGTCGGATTCAACTATGAGTTCATCCCATCCGCGATAGTAGATTACTTGATCTCCCTGAATAAGATTCTTGGCTCTAACCCATCCACAAGATGTAAGCATTATATGATTCGGGGTGACGCTCAATCTTCTGCCATTGGCAGTAGTGAACTCAATTATCTCACCTGAATAATCACTTTGCAGGATAGCTTCTCCATCTGGGGAAGCTATCCTTGTTTCTGGTAAAACGCAATTCGGGTGGAAAGGTGGAACGGTCACACCGGGTTCGTATTGGGCCAGCGGGATCACCGTTCCATCAAGGCCCCCGCAAACCGAACAAGTACGGGAATCCAGCGTTTCAAGGATTTCAATTTTTTCAATATCCAAATCCTTGTATGCTTCCTTGGTGGCTTGGGCGTTGAAATAACTGGTCTCCGTATGAACCAACCGCCTTGCCTTATACCGGGAAACCCCAAACTGCTTTTGAATGGCCTGAATGGTCTTTTCCCGGGAGTCCCCCCGCAACATTCCTTGAACCAGATTTTTATGAACGCTGTCAACCAATTCCGCCTTGTTCACCCAGCAGCGATCCCGAAAAGTACGCCCGTCAGTTGTCCACGGCTTTGAAATTAAGGTTTCAAGTTTCTGTTGGTTCAAGCCGGTCATATCCCACCCAAGGCCAATGCCTTTCTGAATCTCAAAGGCCGTGTGGGTGTAGCCGTTCCCCACCACTTTCTTCAGCAGGGAATCCATTTCATCCACCTGGTTCCCATACAGAAGTTCAAGCTGTTGCTGAATCTCCATCTGAACAGCTTCCAGCCGGGAAACATGAACCTTGGCAGACGCATTTTCAAGGCGTTTCAGCCAAGTGGGATCCAAACCGGCCTTTTCCCCGGCCTGAATGTACTGATCCACCGTCCAGCGGAATTCTTCAAGCTGCCCGGTGGTCAAGAGCTTCCGGGCATCGGCAAGGCTGATCTGATTGTTCACCGCAAAGCGGCCATACCACGCTTCAATTTCCTTCTGAACAGACCGCCCAGCTTCCAAATACATCTGTTCAATAGCCTGAATGGATTGTTCCGATTGCTTGAAGGCAGTATCTTCCAGAATGGAAAACCGGCCCCGCCAATAATCCGCATTTTTCACAGGGCCAGCCCCTTTCTAAAAAATAGTAAAAGAAAAGCACCCTTTCAGATGCTTTTCTCAATCAACATATCAGGTTAATGCGCTGATAATAATTTGATACCGTTCACGGGATGGCTTGCAAATCCCACGCCTGTAACAGCTCAAAGACGCTTTGCAAATGTTTGTTCGGCGGGAAAGCTCTTCCTGACTGATCCCCGCCGCATCCATCAGCTTTTGAATCAGCCCACAATCAATGGGGCCTTCAAGGGCCGCTTGCGGCTCTGCCTGAACCGTGGGGATATGGAATCCTGCCTGTTCCAAAAACCCAAGCACATAGGGCAACCGCTCATTCCGACAGGTGGCGGCAAGTTGGGCCGCCTTCATGTAATCGTCTGGGGTCAATTCCCACCGTTTTGCCAAAAATGCCGCTGCACAACGGCAGCTCATTATGATGATTGAAACCCAATCAGACTGTGAATAGAATTATTTCTCCCCGCCGTTGTCCCCATCGTCTGGATTGCCCCCACCAAAGGCCCCGGCGTATTCTTGGGCCTGTTGTATGGCTTTATCCTTTTCTTTCTTGATCCGGGCCAGTTCCGCTTCCACATCCGTTGTCCACGGGTGCTGTTCCACAATGGTTTCATTGGACAGAATACCAATGGATTTGGAACAATTATCAATGCTTTCACTTTCATTGATCAGAATATCCCGGCTGAAAGTAATGTTGATTTCCTCACCTTCAAAATCGCCCTTGCCCCGGTTTGCCAAATCCATATTGACAAACCACAGCAGTTCTTCAAAGGCCGCTTGAAACTCTGTTTCCATTCCGTTTGCGTCAAGGTCAATATCAGAATACATGGATTGGATGTTCATTTGGTTTGGGTTGTTCCCCATCCGGTCATCCTTGGCATCATACCCACGGGCATTGTTGATTAGGGCCTTTTTCAGCAGTTCCAGAATGGATTTATAATTTTCAGAATTCACTTCCACAGACAGGGTTTCCACCCCGCCATCCCCCCGAACCTTCACGACTCCATAGGTGGCAAGGTTACGGCGGAACTCCCCAAGGTTCTGCCCATCGTAGTTTTTCAGAACCAAAATGGTGTTCCTTGCGTCCTCTTGCATATTGTTTTCAAAATCGGAAAGAAGGGTGTTGATCCCATCTTGAAGGGATTTCACACGGTTCAGCAGGGGAATTTCCTGTTTGTTATACTTGAACGGGATCAGGGGAATCCGATCCCAATTCAGCAGGGTTTCTTCCTCACCCTCGGAAACGGTGAAATAGCTTTCGTGTTCACCGGCTTCCACATCGGGGGTCAGAATATCATTCTTGAAGATGTACCGCCACAGGCCATCAGGCTTGAAAATCTCCACCCGCTCCACGGTTTCTTTCTGATAGCCGTTCCAAACCTCTTGGGCATATAGACGAATGGCACAATCCAGAATGGTGTGATCATCGTCCGCCCAAAAAGGAAGGATTTCATGGGCAGGGAAATGCTTGAAGGCCAGTTCCCCCTTTTCGTTATAGTAGGGGAACAGCCAACCGATCCCGCCCAACAGGGCATCTTCACACACATACTTTAACAGGCGGCGGAACCGGCGATTGAATACGGTGTTCAGAATGTCCACATAGGCTTTATTCTCACAGTTCAAAGAAAAGGGCTTGCCCACAAGGTAGTTGGTTTTCTGATCCACCATCAAGGCAAATTGATTGTCAACCAACTTGTTATTGGGCAAATTTTGAACCACTTGAACCTTGCCATCTTCCCCAATAATGGTTCTTTGCCGCTGAAGAATATCATGTTTCCCCTCATAATACAGGGAACCGGCCATCTGTTCTTTGCGGCGCTTGCTGTCCCGCCAATCCTTGATTTCTGCGGCGAAAAACTGAAGTTCCGTCATTCCAGTCAACCCGCCCTGAAAGATCAGGCGATTGATCCGGGTGGTTTCTGTTTCATAGGCCATAATCAATCACCATCCTTCAGACAATCAGCAGAATTGAACAAGGTTTGAAGTTTGGGAAACTGAATGGCGATCCAGTCAACCACTTCTTCATTTTCGGCCCACGAATTACAGGAAAGGCCAGATTCAAACAAAAGGGCGTGGGTCAGTTCATGCCTGATCACTTTCCGCTGGTAGTGGGCAAGATCACCCTTGGCATCCGGGGAACCGGTGCTTTCGGTCATATCAGAAACCGCAATTTCCTTGGTGCTGGTGTCGCAATACCCATCACAATCTTTCAGGGCCGGGAAATCCACAGTGGTTCCTTCATGGATTGCATAAGGCACACCCAAAACGGTGACAACCTTCAGCAGATTTTTCATGTTTGGGCGCTCCCTTCATTGTCACATATCCACAGGCCCTTGAAAACACAGGGTTTCCGGGGCGGTTTGTTACTAATCTGTTATTCAAAGCTGAAAGTGCTTCCCACAAGCACATCTTCCAGCGCATACCGCATGGCATCCATCAGGTGGTTGAAATCATCAATGGGAACATTGATCTTGGCCCCAAATTTATCTTCCGCCCAAGTGTAATTTGAAATTTCCGTGATAAAGTTCACACATCGGGGGTGAACAACGATTTCATAATCCTGAATGTACTGAATCCCATTGTTTACGCTGTCTTTACCTTTTCGGGCGGCGCTGATATGGGGCAAGCCTTCTTCACGCAATTCGTCAATGCTCTTTGGCTCCGCACAATCGGCCTTGATCCGTTCCTTGCCATACCCCATGTGGGTGACTTTCTCGCAAATGCGCCGGTTGGTTAGGGCCTTTTCATACAGTTCATCAAACACATAGATTTTCCGGTTGGCCTGATCCACAAGGCCGCAGAAAAGGGCCGTTGGATCATTGGTATAACCAAAGTCAAGCCCAAAGGCCGATTGAATACCGGCTTGGGCGCTGATTTTCTGCCAGTCAAAGGCTTCTTCCCGCCATTTCTCGAAAATCAGGCCATCCACAATGCCCCAACCCCCAAGGCCAGCGACTTTATAGCGCCGGGGGTTGTTTTCCCTCATGGTTTCAAAAACCTTCAGATCAGCGGCATCCAGCCATTCATTACACAGGTAATTGGTGGTTGTGGCGTAAATCTCCCCATCCGGGCTGATCCAGCTATCATGGAAGCGGTATGTGGGATTGCCTTGCCCGTCCTTTCCGATGACTTCCCCAAAGAACCGCTTTCTGATCCAGTGTTTTTCATTCCACGGGTTGAAGGTTAGGGTGATTTGCTTGAACAGGCCGGTTTCCGGGGGAATAGCGCCACGGATTGATTCATCAAGCATATCAAAATCACTTTCGTTCATAATTTCGTATGCTTCTTCAATCCAAGCCCAACACAAGTAGCCGTGTTCAACCGTAATAGAAGTTACCTTTAAGGGATCATCAAGGCCCCGGAAATAGATTTTTTGGCCGGTGGGCTTATAAGTCATTTCAAGGGGGCTTTCCTTGATCTCCCAAAAGGCTTGAACGCCCAAACGGTTGATTGCCCACTTCAATTCAGTGAAGCAGGAGTCCTTCAAGGTTCTGAACACCTTGCGAACCACAAGGGTATTGGCTTCCGGGTATTGCATCATTTGCTTGATAGTGTTCAGCGCCGTGGTTTTGGATTTCTTGGACGCCCTGGAACCCTTGCAAACCCGGTAACGGCCTTTGAAGCCCCAAAAGGCGGCATAGCCCTTGCCAACCACTCCAGGCAGAAAAACCCGCTTGGCGTTGGGGCTAATCTTCAAGTTGATCATCCCCCGTGATCACCACCGGAACCACACCATCAATGCCCACCTTATCCGTAAACAGGCCAAACCGCTTGCCGATCAGTTCAGCGGCTTTCAGCCGTTCCTTGGCTCCAACCTCTTTGGGAGTCAAGGTCTGAACCCCTTCCCCGATCAACAGGGGGATTTGTTCAGTGTGTTCCCCCCGCATTACAGCGGTTAGATACTGCAAAACTTCAGTGGCATCAGCGATCTTGTCAGAATGAAGCTGATCAAGCTGTTCTTGGATGTAGGCTTTCAAGTCAGGTTTAGCAAGGTTTTCACTTGCCATCTGCTTTGCTGTCTTGGCCGAATACCCCGCCTTGATTGCCGCATCCGTGGCGTTCCCGCTGATCAGGTATTCATCACAAAACTTCCTTTGCCGTGGTGTCAAGGTATTCACCCCCTTCAGCATTTTTAAAAAGAAAAGCGCCCCCGGTTTCCCGTTGGCGCATTTCTACAAAACCATTATAGCACATCTGAGTGTGTCATAGTGTGCCATCTTTCACCCTTTCCGCGAATGCCACTAATGCGATCCCGTGAATACGATGGATTTGCCGAATAGAAAAATTCAGGTCAACCGCAATCTTTTCCCATCGCTCCCCTTGCACATACCGGGCAATCAGAACATTTTGCTGATCCTTGTCAGGAATTTGATAGATAACTTTCAAGGTATCTTCCTTCAGCCTGATCAGGTCATCAATCCGGGCATTGATTTTCCGTTCAAGTTCATCAATCCGGGCAAAGGTTTCTGCCAGCCGATCCTTTGGCCCTGAAGTCTGTACCCGATCCGGCTGCAACTCATAGCTTTGACTTATCAAGCTGGCGCGCAAAGTTTGGGTCGTAGCAATCAGCCGATCAATCAACCGATCGGTTTTGCGAATTTGGGCAAGGTATTCTTTAGCTTTGGCCAACGCCAAAGCTAACCCTGGCTCGCTCATCTTGGCTCTCCCCCCTTATTTTCTTGGCCCTGCTGTGTTCTCTGGAATCACCTGGGGCATAGCCTGTTGATCTGGTACCATCTCCACCGACACCACGCTGGCACCGCCAAAGCGCTCCAAATACATAGCCAAGTCCTCTTTGATGCCTATGGCTTGTCCCTCAGGCGCGTCCACCTCAACGGTAATCACCAGCATTGCCTATCCATCCTCTCTCAATATCAGTACATACCGCCCCACTACATCATGCGCTGTTCCAGCCGGAGCAGCTTACCCTCAGTCTCAATCGCCCGCTGGCACACTTCCGTCCCCCCCCTGGTTCATCTGGCCACCCCCATAAAGCTCTCCCGGAGCTGGCCGAACTCCACCACATGGAACCGACCCAGGGGATGGACATAGACCACCTTCCCCCGCATGGGGCTGATGTCTCTGCTCCCCCTGGCCTCAAAGGTGATAGGCGTGCGGATTACCGTGTCCCCCACCTGCACCCGGCCTTGGCTGGCGCTCTGGGCTGCCTCCCGCCTATGTACACACTTCTTTTTCACCATTGCCTCCCCTTTCTCCATCCAAATTAGAAGCTGCCACCAAGGAACGGACATTCCAGCGCCTTATAAAAATCCTGCTCTATCTGCCTTTTCACATTCTCAAGGTAACTAGCCGTTGTGGTATACCCATTTTGGCAGTCTTTCTGAACTGATTTATCTTTTATTATTGGCACACTCGCCTCGTTGACGGATTTCCTCTTACTTAGTTTGCTCATCGTCTTCATCCTGCTCCCTCTTATGGTTTTTATCCAATCAGATCAAACAGAGAGATGGTCTCTTCCTTCTCCTCAAATTCCTTCAGGTATCCCACAGCATCCCGGAAATAGTCCCCGTTCAGCTCGATGCTATAGCCACGCCGCCCAACCTTCATAGCCTGAAGCGCTACCGTTCCAATCCCTCCAAAGGGATCCAGCACCAACTCCCCGGGACTGCTATACCGGTTGATCAGACGGTCCACAATGTCCAATTGAAGCGGGCATACATGCAGCGCCTGCCTGCGCTGGCTCTGGCTGGTGTTCAGCGTCCGCATCCGGTTGATGTCGTCCCACACCTGATCCGTCCAACTCCCAGGCGCCACTACCATAAATGTGGCCGGCAGATGCCCATCTCCATCCAGCTTCCTGGCCAATGCCACATGCTCCTCATAGCTGTACACCGTCCCCCGGCTGTACTTGCGATATGCCCTTTGCAATCGATCCACCGGCATCCCCTCCAGCTCCTCCCGGGTCACCAGCCTGTCCCCGGAGGATCGCCAATACCCGTGGGCATCGATCTGCCACTGCGCCCGTGTGTACTCCTGCTTATCTTTTTCCACCGGCTGGTCCGCATAGGCCTTGGCCCGGTCTGTGGGCAGCTTGCGAAACAACAAAATATACTCTGGGCATCCAACGCCCATCTTTGTGCCGTCCTTGCACTGCTCCGTCCAGCCCAGCCGGTAGGTCTGATTGTTCTCCCGTACCACATCTGTCACCACGGTAATCATGCCGAAATAGGCAAATCCATGGCGCATATAATGCTGGATGCACAGGGCGTGGAATGGCTCCATGGTGGGCATCCCCATCCCTGTGGCGTTTCCGAATAGAACCCGATCTTTGACGTGGCAGGCGAATACACGCCCAGGCTTCAGCACTCTCAGCAGATTGGGCGTCAGGTAGTCCATTTGGTCAAAGAATTTCTCGGTATCCTGGTTGTGCCCAAAATCGTTGTAGCTAGGAGTGTACTCATAGTGGTTGGAAAACGGGATAGAGGTGACGATTAGATCTACACTGCTTCCCTCCATCCGGGCCGTCTCCTCCACACAGTCATTGTTAACAGCTGTAAAGTTTTTTCCTTTGACTTCCACCCGCTTCACCCCTATGCTTCTGGTCAGGGCCGCCTCTATCTCAACGCCGCCCAACCCATATTTTTTCACAATCTCCCGCATCCTGTCCTGAAGCCGTTTGTGCTGCTCCCACTTATCCATCAGCGCCCGGTAGATTGGCTCCTCCGCCTCCGTCAGGATAATGTCGATGATCACCCGCTTTGTCTGGAGAAAGCGATAGATCCGGTGGACGGCCTGGATAAAATCGTTGAACTCATAGTCAATGCCCACAAAGATGGCCCGGTGACAGTGCCGCTGGAAGTTACAGCCGGATCCGGACAGGCTTTTCTTGGTTGCAAACAGCCTGGTTTTCCCTCTGGAAAAGTCCATCACCCGCTGCTCCCGCTCCTCATAATCCATCGATCCGCAGATATCCACCACTCCCGGTATGACGGACTTCAACGCATGGCGCTCCGCCTCCCGGTCATGCCAGAGCAGGAAATGCGCTCCCGGATCGCTGTCCACAATCTCTTTTGCCTTGGCCACCCGCAGGGCAATGCTCTCACGCTTCTCTTTGGCCGCCGCCTGGATGGACATGGTCACATCGCTGATAATCTTGTACTGTCCATCCCGGTCCACATTGCTGTTGTAGCGGTTGGACACAACGTGCCGGCGTACCTCCATTGACGGCAGGTCATACCCCTCATCGCAGTAGCCTAGATCGGACGGGCGGGTGATCACCAGCGCCCAGCTGGACACCCACAGCCAGAATTCGTCCTCCTTGTGGGGATACAGTGTTAGGTTGTTGGCTTTGGTGCTGTCCCGCTGGAAGAATCGGGTGAGAGCCTGTCCTGTATCCATGATTTCCAAAAACCCAGCATAGTGGATCAGCTCCTTATACTTATTGGGAGACGGGGTGGCGGTGGCCACCAGCTTATACCGGACCCCCTTAAACTTGTCCAAAAACGTCTGATAGGTTTTGCTTCCAAAACTGCGCAGCACCGACGCCTCGTCCAGCACTGCGGCGGTAAAGGCTTGTGGATCGATATCTCCGTCCCGCACTCGCTCATAGTTGGTCATTAGAATGGAAGCATCCTTGTGTGCAGCTGCCTCCTCCATGGTGCGCACATAGGGTGGCGGCTCCATTCCCAGCAGTTCCACCGCGTCACGGCGAAACTCCTGGATCACGCCCAAAGGGAGCACGATGATGGCCTGTCCTCCCTCCCGCTGGGTGACAAGGCGGCAGTATTCCAGCTCCTGGGCCGTTTTGCCCAAACCGAAGGATTCAAACAGCGCCCGCCGCCCGCCGCTCACCGCCCATACCACCGAATCCCGCTGGTGGGGTTTCAGCACCGGATTGACCTCATCCGATTCCACCGGAAAGCCTGATGTTTGGGCCATCTCAATCTTTCCTCTCAAAAACTCCAAATAGGTCATCCCAACTCCCCCTTTACAACAGCCCCATCTCCCGGGCCTTTCGCTTGTGATATCCTCTGTCGCCAGTTTTTTGCATCCGCTGCCAGGACCAATAACCTCGCCTTGGCCTCGTTTCTCTTTCGTATCCGCTCCTTTGCCACCGCCGGATTCCACCCACAAGCCTCACATTTGGACTGGTCTCCACACTCGATATCCGGATTGTGCTTGCATGCTACTTGTTCCACTTAGTTTTCCTCCTCACTAATCTCCAAAATCTCTACCTCTACCCTTGGCCGCTTCACATCCACCCGAAATTCGTCTGAAAACCCCTTGATCTGTGCCCAACCATCGTTTTCCAGAACGCCGGCCTTTACCAACCCATCTTGGATCACCTTCCGCCCAAAAGACGATATGTTGTCCTTGTCCCGGCGTCGGTTGCGCTCATACCAGGTGTATCTCATCAGCACTGGCCCATCCGGCCGGAATCCTCGCAGCTGCTTTTTGGCGCACAACTCCACCACCATCTGGGCCTCCCGCTTCATCTTCGCACCCAGCTGCCGGTTGGCTCGTTCCGCGGATATGTACTCGTTCAACCCTGGGAGCGGTCCTGGGATCACAAGTTTCCCCATCACGCTAACCTCCAGTTCTTGTCCCCGGTTAGTCGCAGGTAATGTCCTTTGCAACGCTCATAAATTCGGCTCCCAATCGCCTCATCGACATCCATGATGTCATCTATCGTTTTTTCTGAGGAGATAATCGTTGTAAGTTTCTTGTTGCAGTATCGGTAATTCAGCAGTTTAAATGCTAAGGTCACATCTGCCGGCCTGACTTCTTCCCCACGTTTTGTCTTGAATAGATCGTCAATGTACAGGACAGACACAGTTTTCAGCGGACTAATCAGCCTGTCATACTCCGCCGCATCATTGACTACCGCCTTGAGCTTTGTGGATTCATCCTGCCACAGCATATAGCGGACTTCCTGCCCACGGTTAAGCAGCTCGCCGCAGATAGCGGTGCATATATGTGTTTTCCCAGCACCAACAGCCCCCATCGCGGCAAACCACTGGCCATCTCCGTTCTCCAAAAAGTTCGCAGCCTTCCGCTGCATTTCGGCTTGCCAGGGTTCTATCGTTTTAAAATTGGCCAACGTATACTGATCCAAAAGAGCCTTCATGCCGCTGCGTTCAATCTGTCTCAGGCTCCTGCGCTTTGCCATGCAGCTGCACTCCACACTAACAAGATGCCCGTTTTCAATCTCCGTTGTATATCCACGGTTCTTGCACTGTGGGCAGTCTATCCCTGCCAAATGCCCTGTCTCAGTGTTGGCCCAATTCTTCCTGGCCTCCAAGTACTCCTCAGAGTTCAGTGGCTTCGAGATCCCACCTTTTACCCTCTCTACCACTTCCGGCGGCATTGCGCTCAGAAGTCCGCTTAGATTCATGTTGATTTCCCTCCAGCTTGTCCCAGATGATCCCCTGCCAATTGGCCGCCATGCACTGGCGTATTAGTGCCGCAACCGGAGCCTCCCCGTACTTCATCGCGTTGTTTTTGACTTGTGTGACCAGCGATTTTAGCCCGGTTGGCTTATAACCCTGCCGCTTTTCTTTCTTGTACGCAAGCCAGTCTGCAAAAGCACCCTGCAATTCTGGGCCAAAATCCGTCTCCAACAAAATGGGGGGTTGGGGGGTATTTTTGTCTTTGGTTTCTATTTCGGTTTCTATTTCGGTTTCTATTTCGGTTTCAGGCGGTGGTTCACCGTGATTCACCGTGGAATTCCGTGGATCACCGCATTCCGGTGCAGGGAACTTTGACTTCTTCGTTTGAACCCGTTGATGTTTGCCCCAGTTTGGGAAGCAGAAGTAGGATTCCCCGTCCACGTTGTAGAGGGAAATGCAGCCCATACCCGCCAATTCTGCAAGCGTTTTCTCAATATCGGATTCAGAGACTCGTTTGCGCCGGGGGAACACAAAGCCCTTTATTAGCTCGGGATCTGCGCTCCCCCTGCCGTAATCATCCACATAAGTAATCAGGTATACCCACACACGGAACTGGAAGTCCGTCAAGGAATTCACGGTTTTGTTTGTCCGAATGCTTTCCTTAATCATTCGGTTCCCCATTCATGACCCCTCCTCAAAAGGGAAGATCGCCGTCATCGTTGTTCACCAGCTCCTGGAAATGGCCTTTGCTGGATGGCGCGCCGTAGTCTGCCGTGGCCTGGTACGCCCCGGAGGTGTTTGCACTGTCTCCATCACGCTTGGACTCCCCAAAATAGACACTGTCGGCCACCACCTCGGCGCTGCGCCGCTTGCTGCCCTCTCTGTCTGTCCAATCTCGGATTTGCAAACGGCCTTCCACCACGGCCATACGGCCCTTGGCAAAGTACTTGGTCACAAATTCCGCCGTGCCACGCCAAACCACGATGTCGATGAAGTCTGTAGCCTTTTCGCTGGTCTGCTTGTCCCGGAAATCACGCTCCACAGCCAGGGTGAAGCTAGCCACAGGGATCCCCGTCTGAGTTTGCCTCAGTTCTGGGTCCCGGGTCAAACGCCCCATGATGACAATGTGATTAAGCATTATGACCACCTTCCACCCGAACCAGGAACAATCTGCCATCCCGCACCATTTGGCGCGCTGGACACCCCAACCTTGCGATAGTATTGCAGTATGCAGGCGCCATCTTTGCAGCCGTTCTGCCAGCGGGGAGGATAATCTCCACAGCTTGGAGCCCACTTTGTACAAACTCTTTGAGATCGTCTGTTGCAGACCCAAATTTATAGTGATTTTTCCGAGGCGGTATATCGTCCACAGAGATCATTTTAATCATTTTTCCCCGCCTCCTTCCCGGCAGATACAACCTCGCCGGTGCTCTCATCCACTACATAGTCCTCTGCCTCAATTACCGTCTCGTCTGGCAGATCGAACATGTCCTGGCTCAGCCCTGTCTTGATTGTTTCATCGGCCGCAACGGCCCGAACGAACTCCGTCTTTAGCGGAGCGTATTTCAGCGCCCGCTTCAGCACAGTCTTTTTTGCCATCTCCTCAAAGTTGGTCTGCCATGGTCCGTTTTGATACGCCTTACTGTACTTTTTGGCATGGTCGCGAACCTCGTCCACACTCATCACGCAAAAGCCGTACCCATCGTTCTTTGTCCGGAATACGGCGTAAAAGTATGCCGGGTCGCCTCGATCCCGCTTTGCTGGGACATGGCGCAGTTTTGGGTTCAGCCCCAACTCATAGTCAAACTCATCCATCTCATACACGGTGTGGGCCTGGATAGTGGACACCTCCCCAGAGCGATATGCCAGATCAACAAGCCCCTTGTACCCCAACTGAAACTGGCACTCCAGCGTTCCATGGTTTCGGTACGGGATCAGATACGCCTGCCCCAGCGGTGTGTTCGGTTCCAAGCCAAGTTGTGCGGCAGTCATCATCGCCCCGAGAAAGGAGCTTGGTGTACATTGGGCCAAGGCGTGGTTGGTGGATAGCGCAGACAGCGTGATGCGGGTAAACCGCTCCGGAGTGAGTACAGATGGGAGCGCCTTTGCAATCTCCTTTCCCATACGCTTGATATAGTCCTGGATGGTGGCAGGCCTCTCTTGGGCGATCTTCCCCGCCCGCGCCTTTTGAATTGCGTTTTCCATGTCATTTGTCCTCCACTTTTGTGATTTTGAGTACCCGGCTTTCTGTCTGCCGGTAAAATGGGTTCAGCTCAATCTCTGGGTGTGCCTTTTGTAGCGCCCTTATGTCAAAGGTCCTATGGGCCTGGAGCCTCCAGGACACCTGGGCCGGGCCGCAGACCGCCATGCTGCTGTTTCCCATATCGGTCTGGATAGTCTGCTTGATGGCGTCCATCCTTTGCTGTATGGCTGCTCTCTCCCGCCTCAGCTGGAAATACTCCTCCAACATCCCGTCTCTGCCAAACAGCTCTATCGTGCCGCCGCAATCGTTCCTGTAGATGGCTTTGACCGCCTCCCCAGTGGCCGGAAGCCCATCTGGGGCAGGAGGCTTGTCCGGGATGATGTGACACTCCCAGAATTCTACCGCACAGCGCTTTAACGTCTCCAGCTCCCCTGAGTTGACGTACACGCTGCCATCGCACCACTCCGGGACGGAGTCCCCATCCACAGTGGTAATCTGGTAAACATAAAACGCTTTATTCAGGACCAGCGCCGCCAGATACCACCGCTCCCAGCCGGTTACGGCCAGGTAGGCCACACACTGGGCGTAGTAGCTCCCCGGAAACTCGCCCCCAGCGTATAGTCCCATGCTCAGGACGGATGCCGTTTTGCACTCCAGACCACTCCGCTCCCCAAGGATGCGCCGGTCTATATTGGCGTGGAGATATGGGGCGCTGTCCCTGCGCAGGAGGAAATTGTATTTCTGGACCCGCTTACCAGACCGCTCCACAAATCGGTCTGCCACATACTGCTCCAAGTCACGGCCCTGCCGCATGGCCTCATTGTCCTCCGTGGGCGGCAAGCGGCCAGTTTTTTCCGCCCAAACTGTGTATGGGGTGGCATATCGGTTCAGGCCCAGGATTGCGCCTACATCAGATCCGCCAAGGCTATTGCGCCGCTCCTGAAGCCAATCCTCATGGGACATACCTGCCGTGCTAATTTTTGTGATCAACTTCCTCATCCCCCCATTCGTCGTATTCTTCCTTCTCCCAGCAGTCCGGCGGCTCCGAAGGCCGCTCCGGCAGGGGAAAGCGCTGCCCCGCTGTATTTATGTAATGGTATAATTCCATTGACAAACTCCTTTCCGCTGTGGTAGGATTTATACATTCTATTTTCTCTTGCCCCTGACTTACCCTGGACAGGCCTGTACGCCTGTCCAGGGTATTTTCTTTACAGCGCAATCACCACAGTGCCTTTTGCCACCTGCTGATCCAACTGTCCCTCCAGAAACTTCTTTACCGTTTCCCTGGCGTTCAGCTTCCACATACCGCCGTCTGCTTCCGTGAAAGAAATGCCCCGTTCGTTCAGACGAATTAGGAAAATGCTCTCTGGCTGCTCCACCTCCTGGAAGGTGCGGTACGGCTTCAGCTTCACCAATGGTTTGATCTGGTCATTGGTCTGGAGTGCTACCCCCTTCTGCGTAGTCACTGTGGTGGCAATGCCATTGTCATTGTAGACTACCTTGGCCCCACAGCTGATATCAGACAGCAGTTTCATGGCGTAAAGTGCATCCGGCGTCTCCTGAAACCGGGTGCGCAAGGCGATTTGCGCCTCTTCAAAGCCCATTTGCACATTCTCTCCCCAACCGGGAACATCAGTTGCCTCCACCCTGTAAAAAACTTGGCGAAAGTATCGTCCATCAGCATCCGGCTGGGTGAAACACTGGACCGTCATATGATCCGGAACGGTAATGTACAGCGGCCCACGTGTGAGCTTGGGGGCCTCTGTTGTCACCATCTTTACCAAGGCGTCCAGGCTGTTCAGGGTCAGGGTGTCCGGATGATCAATGATATGGCGGATTTCCTTTACATCTCCCTCTCTGGTAATGCGAAAAGTTGCGTCCTTAATTGTATGAATCAACGGTTGTGTGGTCTCTTGGATATGTTCAATAAATTCTTTTAGCATTGCTCTTTCTCCTTATCGATTAAAATTGACAATCTTTAGCATGGGCATTGCCTCTTGCTCGGTACCATCTATGGTCTGCTGGCCAGGAATTTGCGGGACCATTTCTACAGCCGTGTCCTTGTCCGCCACATACAAGGAGGTGGTGACAGGGTTTGTGGCGGACAGAGCCGACTTGGCCACACAATGAATTGTGATATTCTGCCGGGTGTCATCCGGCCTGAACTCCATCGTAAGGGTTAGTTTCCTCTTCTCTGTTGCTTTCGTATTGGGGTCCAGGATATTCTCCAGAATGCGGGACATCTCATAGTCCGCCCGCTCCTGGATAGCGCCGCTGGCCATTTCTAAAATGGACTTTTGTATTTTGCTCATCAGTTGTATCTTCTCCTTTCAATAAGATTCCGCCCACCGTTCTGCTGCCGCCAGCACCGCATTGGCGTAGCCCCGGTAGCCGGTGTCATGCCCTGCGTTATACGCACACAGGGCGGCGGGGATGTCCCCCTTATACCGCCTCAGACACCGCCCTAGATACTCCACCCCTGCCCAGATGTTCTCCGCCGGGGACAGGTTTGACGGGAAGTAGTCCCGGTTCAACTGCATCAGCCCATAGCACTGGCCGTTGTCCGCCTCCACCTGAAAGCGGCTCTCCACTTCCATCAGCCCCAGGGCCAAGCACTCCGGCACCTGATACGCCTCACACGCCTTCTGTAGTGCGCTTTGCAGCTCTGGGGCCAATGGGATGTTCGGGCTGTATGTAACAGGCTTGTCCTCCTGAGCTGGTTCCTCCTGAGCCTGGGGTTCTTCGTCCAGGGCTGACGGACTTACCTTGGGCTGCTCCATGGGAATTCTGGTTTCAGGAGGGGGCTCCGATACTACCTTCACTGGGCAGTAGGACATGCACAAACAGCAAATCACCACTGTTGCTGCAGCTACCGCCAGCAGGACGTTGAGTATAATTTCGTCAAATCGTTTTTGCATTTGTGGCCTCTAAATCACGATGCTGGTTTTTATGCGAAGAACTCTGCAAAGCGGTCTGCATTATACTGGCCACTGGTCAACTCAATCATTTCTCGAATTGTGTACTTAGCTTTTAGACGCTCTCCCAGGCTATTGACAAACTGCTCTGTGCCCTGCCTGCACGCCCCAGTGATGCACCGATACATGGTCATGCCCTCCTCGGCAGTCATCTCCGTATCCAACGGGAGTCCCTTGTATTGCTCTGCTCCTCGCTCAGACGCCGACTTAAACAAAAGATCAGCGATACCATTGCGAAGCGTATCGCAATGCGCATAATTTGTTCCATCAAAAATGACATTTCTTCCGGGAATCCGGCCCACAAAAAAGGTGTAACCTTGTAATTTCTTTTGTTTCTTTACATGGGTCAGGATCCCATCCGCATAGAGCCAACGTGCATCGACATAGTCACCATCCTGTAGTTTCTTAACCTTTTTCTTGGTGATGCCTGTACCCCTCAGGTCAAGCCCTCCACCCACCGTCAGGTTATCCGGCAGTGCAGTGATGCCTGTACCCCTCAGGTCAAGCGAGCCATCATTTTGCTCCATCATTTTCTTTGCTTGTTCTAATGTAAGGATCATAATTTGCGCTCCCTTTGAAACTCCACCTGGCCGCCCTCACAGGCCCCCAGCTCCTTTAAGTAGTCTAGCGTAAGAAAAAATGTACCTTTCATTCCCTTGCTCCCTTCCCCTCATGGCTTGTCCACTTCCTCATGTGGTTTCCTCTCCTGGCCTCCAGTACCCGGAAATAAGGTTCTTTGGCTTTGATGCTGCCGTGACCACTGCATACCTCTCCCAATCAGATAGCCTGACATTCAGCCCAGCAAAGACTCCGTAACCTTCGCCAGCCTCGATGTCCCTGCCTGCCTTGATGCCCCGGCCTGCCTCGATGCC